AAGGTTAAACCCTTTAATACCAGTGGATCACACCCATCGCAGGGTTGTTTTGAAATTAGGACTTTACCGGCCGCGCGCACACATAAGTAAGTATAGAAAACCTAAACAGTATAACAATAGTCAACTAGTACCTGCGTACACGTAACGGACCCCTCGGATGCCCCTGAAATACGAAATTCTCAGAATACCCTGCGATGGTTGTGATCCACTGGTATCATTGGGTTTAAGGTTGTGATCACCCTGTGATTTTGCCCCCTCTTTATGCTAAAACTCTGTTTCGGATACCGATGGAGGACCGCATGGCGAGCGCCAAAGCAACGCACAAGCCCAAGATGGAGATCCTTGTAAACCCCAAGACCAAGGGCCTCACCGAGAAGCAGGAAAAGTTCTGCCGGATCTATGCCACCGAGGACGTCACCCGCACCGAGGCGGCGAGACAGGCTGGGTACACCGAGACCACCGCCCCCATCGCAGGGTCGCGCTTCCTGAATGGCCGGGACTATCCCCACATCCTTGTCCGCATTGCCGAGATCAAGGAGGAACTCTCCCGCAAGTATGAGGTGACCTTCGACAGCCATATCCGCCAGCTTGCTAGGATTCGCGACATGGCGCTCGAGAAGGGTAACTATACCGCAGCAGTGGCAGCGGAGAAGTCCAGAGGTCAGGCCGGTGGACTCTACGTGTCCCGCACCGAGATCCTTGTGGGCAAGATTGACCAGATGAGCCGCGAGGACGTCATCGCGGAGATCTCGAAGCTTCAGGCACAGTTCCCCGTGCTGATGCAGTCCACCTCCCCCACCATCGACATGGTCGCCACCTCTCGGGATCCTGACTCCATCCCCGACTTCGTCCCCGTCGAGGACCGCCAGCGGGCTTTCGAGGAAATTGACCAGTGAAAACCGAGGCTGAAATCTGGAAACGTCTGAAGCGAGAGACGGACAGGGTGGCCCACTGGACGCGCATCGAGGCGCGGGTAGGGGCGGGTATCCCCGACATCAATGGGGCCTACCAGTGGCCTCCGCAGGGCCAGCAATCGCCTATTGAGATCTGGGTGGAGTTGAAGGTCTGCAAGACTAAACAATATAAAACGGCTGGGCTCTGGCGACCGGCTCAAATTGCGTGGCAAACCGCGAGATCTCGAGTGTCGCCATGCGTCTGGAACATGGTCAGCCATCCAGAGTCCCAGAGTCTCAGGATATATAATGGTTCACGGATCGCGGACCTTTGGGACGATGCATCTGGAAAAGCTGAACCAGATCAGACACTTAGCTATAGTGATCCGTTGGCCATGTTCCTCGACATGGCGGCGGCGCGGGCCTTAGATGCAATTAGACCTATGCACCAGACGCATAGCTCCCCGTCGCGGGCCTCTGATTCGCGGGCCTTTGATCCAATCGCACAGGTGCATGCGCGGATCTGACGCAGCAAAAAGCCCCGGGGGTTTCCCCCCGGGGCGCGGGCCTTGCAGCGCGGGCCTCTGGTCAAATCATGTATGGCAATAACCGTCGCGCTCTATACAGAGCCACATGCCTTGCCACTGGACGCATATCGCCCCATCGCACCCGAACGTCGGCTGCACTGCGGCGCGAAAGGCTCTGTAGGGGATCCCCAGAGGGACGCGGGAATAGACGCGCCCGAGGGCGCGCCGCTGTTCTCTTGTGGTCTGGACCATGGTTCAAGCCTCCTGAAAGCGTTTGCGGGTCGGGCCATGGGCCTCGATTACGATAGAAGCCCGGGCCTTGGCGCTCTGGCCACCGCAGGCCCTGCAATCGGCGCAAACGGTCTTCTGGCCAGCTTCCTTTGACGCGGGGCAAGTCACCTCGCCTTGTAGGCTCGGCGCGCCGATAGCTTTCACCCTAAACGTACGCCATCCCATGGCGTGGGCGTCGGCGTGGTCGGCACTGCTATCGGCACTGGCCATGCAAAGCAATTTGAAAGCGGCGAAACGCTTGTCACGCCACTGGTGCGAATAACCATTGATTGCTGCGGCGTTTAGGGTGCAAGCGCGCCAAATTTGGAAAGGCGCGGCGGTCGGATCCCCATAGGTCCCCATGCGAAAGGCGAGACCGGCAAACAAGTCTGGCAATATGCGCGGGTCGTAGTCAACGCCCGGCTCCGCATAACGACCCCTAGTCAACGCCCCGTATACACTGGCAACGCTGCGGCCTACGTTCACGTAGCAAGTCCCGTTATTTGCGGGCCTATGCAGGCAGGCGCCGCAAACACTGCTATCTAGTCCCTCGCGCAAAGCCCGCATAGGGTCGGCGTCGGCGCGAACAATGAAAGTCTGGACCATCGCGCCGGTCTTGCTGTTAGTGCTAGCATCGGTGATGCGATTAGCAATCACCACAATGGGCGCACCATCTAACATGCTCGGCCCACGGTATAGAATGACGCCTGTAAACGTACCTTTGCGTAATGCCTTGATCATCTCGGCTGCGGTCTTGATCATAGGAAAGCCCTTTCTGCGGCTGGTTAACGGTGTAAATATAGAGAATAACGAGGGGAATACAAGACCCGTTTGGGATTTATTTTGCCATGCATCTGGCGCATGCCTCGCGGCTCGGGCCTTTCGCGCGGGCCTAAGATGCAATTGATACGCGCCCCGGCCCCACGCGCGGGCCTCGTCTGGCGCGGGCCTTAGATATAATTTAGACAAGAGCCCGCACAAAAAAGCCCCGGGCTTTTGGCCCGGGGTTTCTCGGCGATTTACCTTTGCTGCTCGGCGATTTATTTCCGCGCGGTCAGGGCCTTCAACTCTGCTTTGATCTCCCGGGCCTTCTCCCCTCGCCATGTCGTGGCATTGGCCATGAAGTAGGCGATGACGGTCCGCGCGTCATCGTATCCGTAATTGTCGTCGATCCGGTTCAAGGCCTGCATCGCGGCGAGATAGGGGACCGCGCCGAAATAGGGCTTCTTCCAATCCTGCAAGATCTCGCTGGCGATGGTGTAGATAGGGCGATGCATTGTGGTCGTGTTCATGGTGGATCCTTTCTTAGATCAGGGACAGGGCGGCAACAGCGCCGATGAAGAGCCAAGTAGCAGTGAAGAGAATGGTTTCGATGGTCTGCATGGTGTTTCCCTTTCTGTGGAATGGGGAGAGCTTGCGCCCTCCCCTGTCGACTAGCGTTGCACGACCGGCAGGGCCGCTTCCATCGCCCATATCCATTCGTTGACGTCTGCTATCGCCTGATCATACTGGCCCCTCTTGTAGGTCTTGCCGGTGATCTTGCTGGCCATTGCAAACGACCGCGTGGGGGTTGCGGTCCGCGTGAGCCGGAACCCGATCTTGCAAGCCCTGAGAGCATGCTTGACGGTCCGCGCGTGCAAGAGCCGGGTCGCATCATGGCCAATGAAACCGGTGACGCCGTTCTTTTCGTCTACTGTGATGTAGCTATCGGACATGGTCGTTCCTCCCTTACCATTGGCCATCGCGGATCGGGCGCGCCGCCCGCTCGAACGTCGTCAAGACCGGGCCGCGCGCGTCAAGGTGCGTCGTGGTCGGGACATAGGCCGGGCCTGCGGCCTTTGCCTCAAGGGCCGCGATCCGGTCCTCAAGGGCTGAGGCAAAGCCCCGGCTGCGCGCGGTCTCGATTGCCAGAGCAGTGAGAGCGGTCGTGAGCGAGGCGAGGGCTGAGGCGATGCGGTTGTTAACGTCTGACATGGTGTTTCCCTTTCTGGGGAATGGGAGGGCTTGCGCCCTCCCGGTTATGTTACAAGGTGACGGTGATCTCGCGGCCCGACAGAGCGGAGTCGAGAGTGTCCTCAAGGACGCGGTCTAGGACCCGCTCGACCACGGTTTCGATCTGCGAGTCGAGATCGTCGCCGGTCTCGAGCCACCGCCCCGAGTCGTTTTCCAAAGTGACGACACGTTCGAGCAACCGCTCGAACTCGGGGTCGTCAAGCGTACGCTCCTCAAGTGTCTTGAGCCGGATCTCGAAGTCGTGGTTCACGGTGATTTGGTCGTGGGTCTCGACTCCGAGCTTGTGGACCTTGCGCTCCAGAGCGCAGATCTCGTCAATGCACACATCGACGTTTCCGCCCTTGGTCTCGGCCTTTGTCAACCGGGCCTCGAACCGGTCGAGCCGGTCGTTGAACCGGGAGATCATCTCCGAGTGACGGTCGAGCCGGTTCATGGTCTCTTCAATTGAAGAGAGCCGGTCGAGAGCAACAGAGAGGGCCTTGATTAAATCAGTCATGTTTTATTCCCTTTCTTGGAATGCGAGGGGTGATTCGCCCCGCCCAATAAGTAAGCCCGATCACGGAACGAATGTCAACATAGAAAATGCCAGGGAGCAATGGGCTGTGAATAAGTGAGTATGGCCTAGAACGCCCTAGGAAGGCCGCTGAGGGGGGTCTTCTTTTTTAGGTGTTTTTCCCCGCCGATTCAATGTTCTCCATTCGTTCACGTTCACCCCATTCCTATCCCCTAGGAACATTGTCCGCTCACGCGCGCCGCGCCCACAAGCAAGAGTCATGCCACCACGGGTCCCTTGGGGTCGAACTGGGACTGAGCAACAGCCTGTCAGAAACCCGTCACCCCCCTAACAGGGCGCGGGTCTCGCGGGCGCGCGTAAAACCCGATTTTCCTCACTAAGTTACCAATTGTAAAAAATCCGGCTCCCCCGAATTGTCAACAAAGGTCCAAGGATCCCCTACCCCCCTCCTATATTTTGTAGTACCGTAGGATCCATGAAAGCCCCCTCCTCCTGCAAATACGACTACGGGACCCACGGACCATGGCCAAAACCCCCGCTGTTGGAGAAGCTCTGCGCCGTGCTTACAAGTCTCCGAAGGCTTGTCCGGTGGCCACGCAGAACGTCTCCGTAAACCTTGAAAACCGCAACCACGCGATCAAGGAGTACGGCTACGGCCCTCTGAACCCCCTCAGCCCCAGCCCAGAGTACTGGTCCCGTCTTGCAAAGATGTGGAACACAACTCCGCAGGAGGCCAAGAAGTCCCGCTGCGACAACTGCTCGGCGTTCATCCAAACCAAGGAGATGCTCGCTTGCATAGAGAAGGGCGTCGGCTTTGATCCCGACGAGCCCCCTGAAAACAACAAGGCTGAGGCGGTCTCTGCGAAAGCGGTCGTCGCCTCCGCGAACCTCGGCTACTGCCAACTGTTCCACTTCAAGTGTGCCGGGGACCGTACGTGTGACGCTTGGCTTGTTGGCGGTCCCATCCGATAACTTCCTCCCACCGCCCGCGTCCCGTGGCGGAATACCAAATCGTGGGCCAATGACCGTGGACGAGACAGTCAAGCCCCCGGGTGACACTTCCTCCCCTGTTGCTAACGGACTTCCATGACCCCTGTTTCCCCGAAGATTGACGAGGACAACCTCAAGAAGCTGGCCAAGCTCTACGACCGGCTTGCTCAGTTGGAGTCCTCGAAGAAGGCCCACGACAACTTCTTGGAATACGTGAAGTTTGTGTGGCCGGGGTTCATTGCCGGGCGGCACCACAAGATTGTGGCTGAGAAGCTTGAGGCCGTGGCCAACGGAACATTGAAGCGGCTGATCATCAATATGCCACCGAGGCACACGAAATCGGAGTTCGCCAGCTTCTTGTTCCCCTCGTGGTTCATTGGCCGCGTACCGACCAAGAAGATCATGCAGGCCACCCACACGGCGGACCTCTCGATCCGCTTCGGGCGCAAGGTCAGAAACCTGATGGACGGGGAGGACTACCACAAGGTCTTCCCAGACGTGAAGCTTCGGGCGGACAGCAAGGCGGCGTACCGCTGGGAGACGGATGACGGCGGCGAGTACTACGCGGCGGGTGTGGGCGGCAGCATTGCTGGCCGTGGCGCGGATCTCTTCATTGTAGATGACCCACACTCCGAACAGGACGCGCTGAGTCCGACTGCTTTGGACAACGCTTGGGAGTGGTACATGTCTGGCCCGCGCCAGCGTCTGCAACCCGGCGGGGCAATTGTCATCGTCATGACGCGCTGGGGGGACGCCGATCTGACGGCTCGGCTTTTGAAGCAGCAGGCCACGGACCCCAAGGCCGACCAGTGGGAGGTCGTGGAGTTCCCGGCCATCTTTGATAGCGGGGAGCCCCTATGGCCAGAATACTGGAAGCTGGAGGAACTGGAGAAGATCAAGGCTTCGATCTCGTTATCGAAGTGGATGGCGCAGTACATGCAGCGTCCTACCTCCGACGCCTCCTCGCTGATCAAGAGGGATTGGTGGAAGGTCTGGGAGAAGAAGGACATCCCCCGGCTCCAGTACGTGATCCAGAGCTACGACACGGCGTTCCTCAAAACACGGACCGCTGACTATAGCGCCATCCAGACGTGGGGGGTGTTCTATCCCACCGAGGACTCGGCCCCCAACGCGATCCTCTTGGACGCCAAGAAGGGCCGGTGGGAGTTCCCCGACCTCAAGCGGATCACACTTGAGGAGTACAAGTACTGGGAACCAGAAACGGTCTTGATCGAGGCCAAGGCTTCGGGGACGCCGCTGACGCAGGAACTGCGGTCCATGGGCATCCCTGTTGTAAACTTTACGCCTTCCCGTGGTAATGATAAACATTCGAGGGTGAACTCGATCTCCCCTCTGTTCGAGTCAGGACTGATCTGGAGGCCGGATGCCTCTTGGGCGGAGGAAGTCGTGGAGGAACTGGCGTCTTTCCCCTTTGGCGAGCATGACGACCACGTCGATTGCGCCAGCCAAGCTTTGATGCGGTTCCGACAGGGTGGGTTCATCGGCCACCCCGATGATTACCAGATGGAAATGACCAAGCGTCCATCCAACAGGGTCTATTACTAATGGCAAAGTCCCGCTTCAACAACGTAGACAAGGGCCTGATGCAGGCTCCCATGGATCTTGAAGACGAGGATATGCCCGACACGGAGCTAGGGGACAACGCTCCAAGTTCCATGGACGACGGTGAGGAGGACTTCACCGTTGAAGAGGATGACGAGGGCGGTGCGCTCATCACCTACGGCTCATCGACCGAGAACAAGGACATCTCAACCCTTGGTTTTGGTGACAATTTGGCCGAGGAGATGGAGGAGAAGGTCCTTCGCTCCATGTCCAAGGAGCTGTCCAACGCGGTTGAAGAGGACGACGAGAGCCGCGAAGAGTGGCGAAGGATGTATGAAGAGGGGCTCACGCTCCTTGGTCTGACCTATGACGACCGGACGGAGCCCTTTGAAGGGTCAACCGGCGTCACGCACCCCATCCTGAACGAGGCCGTCACCCAGTTTCAGGCGCAGGCCTACAAGGAAATGCTTCCTGCTGGTGGCCCGGCCCGCTCGCAGATCCTTGGAGAGGTGACCCCTGAGAAGGAGTTGCAGGCCGCGAGGGTCAAGGACTTCCTTAATTACTATATCACTGTCGAGATGGAGGAATATGACCCCGATTATGACCAGATGCTGTACTATCTGGGCTACGGTGGGTCCACCTTCAAGAAGATCTACAGGGATGGGGAGCTAGGGCGGGCCGTCTCCCCCTACGTTTTGCCCAAGGACCTCATCGTTCCCTACGGGGCGCGGGATCTGGCGACCGCTGACCGTGTAACGCACGTCATCCGCATCAGTCGGAACGA